CTAAACTCTTTTGGAATTACAACATCTGTGCAAACTCCGCCTTCTACATATACTTTAATTGTTTTCTTCATTTGTTTCCCTTTCATTAGGGGCACCGTACCGCTAGGTCCGGTGCCCGTTTAGTCAGTTGTTAAGGCTCGTATACCAGGAGCCGCAATACGTACGCCCGAAGGTTATATAAGATCAGATGGGATGCTGTCAAGTCCTAAATTTTTCGAGAGTCATTACAGTATCTCCGCCTACACCACCACTCCCTCCTGTGACTGAGCCTCCAGCACAGCTTGTGGGGGGCGACTGTAGTTCTTGTCCGAGAAACGAGATTTATGAAAACGACAAACGAGCTTCGGTCAGGAGACCCGTGCCATATCCAGCTCTGTCAGGCTGCCCCCAGAGTCCCTTACCATATCCGCGAACCGAGATTCTCTAACGAGGGAACGAGAACGAGGGCTACGCTGCTGAAGGAGCTCCCAGACAGCATCCTGGAAGGCCGGCCAGTGTACTGGAGTCGAGAACGAGAAACGAGGTTTCAGTAAACGAGGATCCGAGAACGCGGACACCGGTCTGTACAGTTTGTAAGCACTCTCCAAGAGGGAGTGATTGCAGATCAAAACAATACCACCAAAGTGTAAATGTTTATTTATCCAACTAATTTGCCATTTAGAAAGCTTCGGATACTTGACTTTGTCTGATTTTAATTCCATCCAAAAACCAGTTCCATTCATACACCCATTGAAGTCAGGTATGCCATTAATTGTTTTAGATTCTATGCGAGTAAAATGTATTTGATTACAGTTCTTTTGAATCAATCTAGATAGCTTTGACTCTCGTTTTTTTGTTGCCATAATGAAGTCAGTTTTTGATTTTTTCTTTGCTTAGAATACAGCCCAATGGGAAGATATTTGTATCACTAAACACCGCCTCTTTCTCATCAAATGTAGCAAATGAAGTCAGGGTCTTTTTCCTTTTATCAATTTTATATATGTAGCCCTGTGAAATCATAGTGCAACACTCAAGCTTGTCCATCTCCTCTTCGTTCTTGTGACCAGCATCCCCGGTAATATCAATCCATCTTATTTTGTAGAAATAGTATTTCTTCTTACCGACAATGGCATTTTTGTATTTACTTTTTTTTCGTCGCTTTGACATTTACTTCTCCAACCATAGTCTTCATGTCAGGGTTATGCACCTCATTGAATACAGTTATAAATGATGACCAATTATAACTTTTGAGATATTTCTTTTGTCTCTGGCTTAACTTCAATCGTTTTGGCGTTGAAACCGTCGATCTTGTTTGAAAGCTCTTTGAGTTTCTTCTCAAGCTCTGCACGTGACATACCCTCCAATCCTGATACTCTAACTTCTTTCTTATCAATATATAGACCAGCTAATTGTCCTGACCTGTATTCTGCATTTACAGCTGCTGAGTATTGTTTATTCTCTGCTGCCAAGTCAGCATATCTTTCTAATCTTCTATATCTTCTAATTTTATTTCTCTCGTATTTAGAGGATGCCTCATCTAATTTTTTATCTAAGTATTTACAAATGTGTGGATTTAATTTTCTATTGGTTAATCTGCTTGCTATAACAGAATAATCATTATCGTTCTTACATTCATATTTTGCTTTTCTCAAAGCATCTGATTTAGTAATCTCACCCCAGTTTGCAACTAATATATCAACAAACATCTTTTGTTTTATAGTTAAGTCCTTATCAGTTCTTAACTCTTTCTTTTTAAGACCAGGCATTAGTTAGGTGCCTTACCAGATAGTTCTTTTTGCATCATAGCTTTAGCTTTCTTACCTAAATTTTGTCTGTAAGTTCTCAACTGTCTCATACCCGTAAGCATTATAGATTGAATTTTTCTTGATTTACTCAAACCTTCCACTAATTTTTTTCTATACACTGGGCTAACTTTAGGTCCAAATTTTACCCTTCTTGTTCTTTTTAAAACGTCGTATCCCTTTTTAACTTTTTTCTTCATTTCATTACCAATGATGTAAGCTTTTGCTTCTTGTTTATCTAATTTT